GCGAAAGTCCTCAAACAGGTGACTGGCGATGCGTGTACTATTTACTCTTTGCTTGGCCTACGTGTGGATAAGTCTGGGGAACTCAAACAGGTTGTGGCAGGTAAGACTCCTGACCTTAGCAATCTTGATGTTATTGTGGTTGACGAAGCTTCGATGGTGAACAGAAACCTCTTCGATATCTTGCGGGTGACAGCAGAGCGGTGGGGGTTGAAGGTTGTGTTCATGGGGGACTTGGCGCAATTGCCCCCCGTGGGAGAACCGGCATCGATGGCACTCACGGGCATGGAGGGAGCCAACCTCACCCGAGTAATGCGCCACGATAACCAAATCCTCACATTCGCCACGATGGTGCGGGAACAGATCAATTCCTTGGCCCCATCGATCAAAATTAGGAGCGACAACGATGGACACACAGGGATCTGGAAGCTCTCTCAGCGTGAATTCAAAGAGCGAATCTTTGCCGCCGCACAGGCTGGTGATTTCGCTGACGGTACTACCGCAAAAGTTATCTCCTGGCGAAATGTCAGAGTTGCAGAATATAATGCCATTGCTAGGGCGGGAATTTATGGAGCTGATGCTGTCCCTGGATTCTTCCTGCCGGGGGACCGTGTTGTCGCTGCCGGACCCTGCGAGCGCGGAGATGACTACCTCATGGGTACTGACGACGAAGCTATCGTGGAGTCAGTCGCGAACTGCGTTCACCCACTGGAACCAAAGTATCATGCAATCGAACTCAAGGCTCGCACAGAAGATAATCGCGTCGTTAGGTTATTGGTGATTCACCCATCGTCAAAGCAAACCTTTGACAATGATAGTCAGTCTATGGCCCACGAAGCGCGGACGAATCCGAAGCTGTGGAAGAAGTTTTGGGAACACAAAGAGCTCTTTCATGACATTCGCTACGCCAATGCGATCACGGCTCATCGTTCCCAAGGCTCGACCTACGAAACCGTGTTCGTAGACGTAAACGACGTTTTGTATAACAGGAATCGGAAGGAGGCTTTTCAGTGCCTTTATGTTGCTTGTACTCGTCCCACAACGAGACTGTTTCTATGTTCGGGGAGTTAGAATGACAACCTGCTTCTGCCCCGATTGCGATGCCGAAATGTCTGTGGAAATCGACGATTGCTCCTTCGATCACGAATTCGGCGTCGAGCGGAACTATGATTGGTACTGCTGTGGCTGCAATCGTCTCCTTCGCACCACGAAGTCTAAGCCAAAACCGGAGTTTAACGAGCCGGATTAAACTGAGTTGACTATTTTCTAGTAGGAATTAAAATACATTAATTCCTACAAACAAATGGAGGTTTGTGTGGCACACCTGAAAAAACGAGTGACTTTTGCCGGCGTGGATTACATTCTGGTGCCGGTGAGTCTTTGGGAACGGGCGAAAGACGAAGTTGAATGCGCAACGTTTGAGTACAACATGAATGGAGAACCGCAACCCATTTCACAAGATTCCGTGAGGCTTTTCAAGGAAATGTGTGATTATGATGGCATGAAACTGAAGGAGCCTGACAAATGTCTGACGTTATTGCCGAAAAGATCCAATATTGGCGCGCAAAGGCTGCAACCCCCGAAGGCCTCACCCTCGATGAGATGCGCGAAGCCATCGCCGCGATCCGCAAAGAGCGTGTCAACGCGCAGGAAACCAGCACCAAATCGAAGGCCAAAAAGGCTGACGCGAAGGCAAAGGCTCAGCCGATTAACAGTGACGATTTGCTAGGCGAACTTGGCCTGTAACCTTTCAACCGTTTGATAGAAGAGGCTCATGATGGATAAGAATATTGCAGCACTGTTGCGCCACGATGCAAAGACTATTCGAGTGACATTCACCCCTTCTCGTTATGATAACGAGTACATCGCCAGGAATGGCGGTGAGAAGGAACAGGCAAAACTCTACAACTATGTCACCCATCTTGATGTGAAAGTCGGGGACCAGGTTCTTGTGGAGGCCGCAGGGCAAATGAAAGTAGTGACTGTCGTCAATGTTGATGATACGGTGCAAGTGCAGCCGAATGCAGAGTACGAATTGCGTTGGGTCATCATGAAGATTGATCTGACTGAGCATGAAGCCAATATGGAGCGAAACCGCAAGATCGAAGAGGCGGTGGCTGATGCTTATCGCGCAAATCTTCGGCGGTCTTTTGCAGCTCAGATTCTGTCCGGTGTTGAGGGTGACGCCCGTCTGCAACTCGAAAATCTGCTTAAGTGAGGCTCAAAATGATTGTAACCGTGACTGCGTATGTGCATGCATACAAGGACTACAACGATAAAGTGGTGTATAGAATCGATTCATTCGAAGCACCGCTTACAAAAAACGAAGCTCTAGTCCTGAAAAAAGACTTTCAGATTGAAATTCCCGATGGATTCAATCTGGACACCGTTCTTCGCGAAACACATTCCGACCGCCTCAAGCAAGATTTGGCGATCATGGAAAACCGTGTGGCCGACCTCAAGAAGCAGTTGTCGGAGAGTGTGTGATGGAACCCCAACTCAGGCCTCTCTTTCCCCACACTGTGGATTCGACCATCCTGTCCACGTTCCGTTCGTGCCCTGCCAAATTCAAATACCAATATGTCGATCATTGGAAGCCCCTCCAGCAGTCTGTCCACCTTGTCGCCGGGGGAGCGTTTGCAAGCGCTATTGAGGCGGCTCGAACAGCCTTCTACGTTGAAGGGCGAAGCGCTGCTGACGCAGAGGCTGCAGGACTTTCTGCCCTTATTGCACATTATGGCGACTTCGACTGCCCTGATGACTCAGCAAAGTCCCTTGAACGAATGTGTGGGGCGTTTGAATTCTATCTGTTTAACTACCCTCTTGGAGCTGACGGGGCCACTCCCATTACGCTCGCGTCGGGTCGTAGAGGGATCGAATTTTCTTTTGCAGAGCCGCTTGAAGTCAGACACCCTGTGACGGGGGATCCCATCCTCTACACAGGACGGTCGGACATGATCGCAGAGCGCTACGGCGCGGGAGTGTGGATTTATGACGAGAAGACCACTTCATCTCTCGGTGCAACTTGGGGCCGTCAATGGGAGATGCGTAGTCAATTTACTGGTTATTCCTGGGCAGCCCGGAGACAAGGTATCAAGACAGCTGGAACAATTGTTCGTGGGGTATCCATCCTCAAGACTAAATATGATACTTTGGAAGTGGAGACTTATCGCTCTGATTATGAAATCGATCGTTGGGAGCGGCAAGTCAATCGGGACATACAGCGAATGATTCGATGCTGGGAAGAAGGGTATTGGGACTTCTCCCTCGACGGTGCATGCACGGACTACGGTGGGTGCTCTTTTGTCAGTGTGTGCAAGTCCTCGAATCCGGAAGAATGGTTGCCAGCGAAGTTTGAGCAGCGCGTGTGGGATCCTTTGCAGAGATCGGAAATGAGTGTTGCCGATTTTGAGGCCTCATGGGGCCATGTGAGGCACCCGAGTTTGCCGCCAGCAGCAGGGTTGAAGGGGCAGGCTACGGATGATGGCGTGGCATTGGGTGATGAATTGAGGGGGATGATGTAATGGATGCCACATTTATTATCAGATTATTGGCGATGTTTGTAATGGGGGCGGGGGGTGCAATCATCGGTTGTGGTGTGGGAATGTTTTTAACAACCTTCAAATAACCATGTATGACCAACACTTCCACGTCGAAGGCCGTTTCCTCGGTAACGTCCTCCGCCCCCATGTGATTGTGCACGGCGAACGACAACCAGCCTACAGCTACGCATACTTTTGCCCTGATTGTGGAGAGTTGTGGGCCAAGTGCCCCGTCACCGATGAAAACGGCTTTGTAAACAAGTGGCAAATTCAGGGTGGTCACTGCCGTTTGCACCCCGGACCTAGCCCTTTCACTGTGGCTGGCAGCCTGTTGCTAGCATGGGAACCCGAATACAGTGCTTTGCTGTTGTCATGCCCGGATGTTGTACGATGGGAATTCGAACGGCATATGGAATACTACCAACGAAGGATAGGAAATGACCCCTCGTTATAGGATATGGTATTGCGGAAAAAATAACCTTTACTCAAAGGTACTGGCCGATCTGTACAAACCTACTTGGGTAGTAGATGACCCAAAACAGGGCCGTCAGGAAATCTTCGAAACAGATTCTAAGAAGAAAGCCGAAAGACGGAAAAACAGATTGCTTAAAAAGTGGCCTAGCGAAACTTACCTAATCTGCAAAATGAAGGATAGCAAATGACTGAAGAAAAGAAAAGCGTATTAGCAGGCACAAACGTGATGCTCACCATGTCTTAATAATCCGGGCCGGGGATTCTAGATATAATAGGAGTGTCATTAATAATACGGAGGGTTTATGACACTGACTAAAAAAACACTTCAAACATATCTAGAAGCCCGATTTCGAGTTACTCCAGGTTGTTGGATTTGGACAGGTTCTTTAAGCCCAAAAGGGTATGGAAAACTTCAAATCGGGAATTACCATCTCCGAGCCCACAGAGTTTCTTATGAGGTTTATGTCGGACCCATCACAGACCCCGAATTGATGGTATTGCACAGATGTGACAACCCTTCATGCGTTAATCCAGAGCATCTGAGGCTTGGTACAAACGCAGACAATATGAAGGATAAAAAGGATAAGGGAAGGTCTGCAAAAGGGGAAGGGCATGGGATGGCAAAACTGTCTAACGCGCAAAGAACTGAGATTTGGAATGAACTGCAAGCTGGCGCCGGAATTCGCCCCACTGCCAGAAAGTGGGGAGTGTCTACCGGATGTATATGTAACATCAAAAACAGAGGCTTAGTATGACGGAAAAAGTGTCAATTCTCGCCGGGGTAAATTGCCTTCTTATGGGTCCGGCTGGCACAGGAAAAACCTACGCCATCGGCACATTGGCAGATGCAGGTGTGGAGGTCTTTTATTTGGGGTTGGAGCCTGGCCTCGAATCCTTGCTGGCCTATTGGACAGACAAGGGCAAAGAAGTTCCCGCAAATGTCCATTGGCACAACATGGAGGCCCCCAAAGCCTCATTCCTTGAACTGATGGACGCAGCAAACAAAATCAACACGATGCAGTTGGACACCTTGGCCAAACTCCAAGACCCCAACCGCTCGAAGCACAACCAATTCATCAAACTTTTGGAGGTTTTGAATGACTTCCCTGATGATCGCACTGGACAACGGTTCGGGTGTGTTGATACTTGGACTCCTAGTCGTGCTCTTGTTATTGACGGCATGGCTGGACTGGCACGCGCTGCAATGTCTCTTGTTGTTGGAGGAAAACCTGTCCGCAACCAATCGGATTGGGGTATTGCTCAGGATCAAGTTGAAAAGATTGTACGCCTGTGGACAGATAATTGTCGTTGTCACTTTGTTCTCATTGCTCACGTTGAGCGTGAACAAGATGCCATATTGGGTGGGATTAAACTGATGGTGTCAACGTTGGGCAAGGCACTGGCCCCCAAGTTACCGCCAATGTTCAGTGATGTTATTCTCACAGAGCGTAGCGGTAGCAATTTCTCGTGGAACACAGGCTCAGCCTTAGCCGATGTCAAAACCCGAAACCTGCCCATTGCAGAGAAACTCCCTGCGGACTTTGGGCAGATCATCAAGAAGTGGCAGAGTAGAGGTGGAGTTTTGTGATGAATGCTAAGGATACTGCGAGGTTCTACGCCAAAGTCGATAAAACAGAGAACTGTTGGAATTGGACGGCAACTTGCAGTTCCTCTGGCTACGGGCATTTTCGTTTAGAAGGGAAAACTGTAACTACCCATAGGTTAACCTGGGAATTACTTTTTGGTGACATTCCAGAAGGTTTAGATGTTTGCCACACTTGTGATAATCGAAAATGCGTGAATCCGGACCATCTCTTTTTAGGGACTCGCTCTCAAAATATGAGGGATATGGTTCAGAAAAACAGACATTTTGTTTATAAAGGTGATGACAACCCATACACAATTACATCAGATCAGGAAATACAAGAGATTCGCGATCTGTGGAAAAGTAAACTGTTCACACAAAAGCAGATAGGTGAATGGTATAGCAGAGACCCAAAACGAATCTCAGAGATTGTAAACTTTAAGAAGCGTAAAGGAGTATTGTGATGGACCTTTCAGTCATTTGCATGATTCTATTCTTCGGCTTCATCTGGGGATTGTGGATTTGATTTATTCATAGGAATTAACCTACATTAATTCCTACAAACAAATCGGAGGAAAACGACATAACTGACTACTAAACCGCCATTGTATGACGTATGATTGTCCTACCGGAACGACAAACCGGTAACACAGACCTAGACCTTACCTTTTGGATACCTATACCATGTTCGACGCAGACTCGTTCCTCCAATCCTCGACCACTGAAGCCAACGATACCAAGATCATCCCGTGCCCCCCTGGCGAGTTCGCAGCAATCATCGACAAGATCACGCCGAAACAAGTCCAGTTCAACGGCGGCACTGAAACCCGCATTGTCCTCGACGTGCAATGGCTCATTGAAGATGCAGGGGCAAAGGCCGCAACGGGCCGCGATGTGGTCACCGTCAAGCAAGCCATCTTCCTTGACACCACTCCCACGGGTGGTTTGGACATGAGCCAAGGCAAGAACGTCGCTCTCGGCCGTCTCCGTGAAGCTGTCGGCAAGAATACCCCCGGCGAACCCTTTTCGTTTGCCATGCTCCCCGGTTTGATGGCGAAGGTCAGCGTCAGCCACCGCCCGGACAAGAACGATCCGAGCATCAGCTACGCCGAAGTGAAGATGGCAACGAAGCTTGGTTGACCCTCGGGGCGTCACCTAAAACCTATGCCGCCCCTTCGCTGGGGCGGTTTTACTTGAGACAAATCATGCCAGAAGAATTATGCAGTCACGGAATCTCATTCAACGATGAGTGTTTGAAATGTCTGTTAGTTTGGCACGAGGATTGCGCATCTAGTCTTAGACTAAGACTATACGATCATGAGATGCAAATAGAGCAACTAAAGCAGGAGATTGGAGAGGAATGATGCAGACAATCCACGAATCAAAGATCATTGTTACCCCCGGCAGGCAAAGGCAAGAGTTTGATCCGCAGGCAATGTCAGAACTCTGCGAGGCCATCACAGCCCGTGGTCTCATGCATCCCATCGTTCTCCGCGAGACACCCGAGGGTATGGTTCTCGTTGCCGGTGAACGTCGGTGGCGCGCTATCCGAGACATGCGCATGCTCGGGGGGCAATTGAAATTCAATGGCACCATCGTGCCGGATGGGGAGATTCCGTATGTCACACTTGGACAACTCACACCGCTCCAGGCGGAAGAAGCTGAGCTTGAAGAAAATTTGCACAGAAAGGATCTTACATGGCAGGAAAATGCCGCCGCCATGGCGAAGCTCCACTCGCTACGCTCTAGACAAGCACAAGCGGAGGGTCGCGTTCATACTGTGGCAGATACAGCACTTGAGACAAAAGGGCGTTCCGATGGGGGATATCAAGCTGCAGTACGTAAAGACCTTGTTGTGGCAAAGTTCCTGCATGTGCCGGAAATCGCTAAGGCCAAAACCGCCGACGAAGCCTTCAAGATCATCAAGCGTCAAGAAGAGTCTCAACGAAACGTAGCCCTCGCTGCAGAGGTCGGCAAAACCTTCACCCAGAGCGTTCATGAACTCCACAACACAAACTGTCTGTCTTGGATGCGCGCGCAACCGGAAGGCCTCTTTGACGTTATTCTCACTGATCCACCTTATGGCCTGGGCGCAGACTCCTTTGGAGACGGAGGGGGCAAACTATCCGGCATCGAGCATCACTACAAAGATGACGTCGAATCCTTCAGAGCCCTTATGGGAGAGTGGTGTCCATTGGCTTACCGCATTGCAAAAGCTCAGGCACATGCCTACGTCTTTTGTGACCTCGACAACTTCCACTGGCTCAAGCAACAAATGACTGCAGCCGGATGGTGGGTTACCCGTACACCATTCATTTGCACCAAACCAAACAGCGGTCGTGTGCCCCACCCCGAGCATGGCCCGCGCAGACAATGGGAGATGATTCTGTATGCAATCAAAGGCAAGAAACCAACCACGGGAATCTATCCGGACGTTATCACAACTATGGCCGATGCCAACATGTCCCACGGTGCGCAAAAGCCGGTTGCTCTTTATCTTGACCTACTCAAACGAAGCGTCAGGCCGGGCGATACTGTCCTCGATTCGTTCGCGGGGTCTGGGACAATCTTTCCTGCGGCACACCAATTCAAGGTTAAAGCTGTGGGTGTGGAGATGAACCCCGAATACTACGCTTTGGGCCTCAACCGCATCAAAGCCCTCGATGCCGATGCTACCGCCAGTGCATCCTTGGGCCAGTCTCTTGCAAACGAACTCAAGGCAATGGGAGGCTGACATGATCCCTCCTCGAATCAAGCCACCAAAACCTTGGCAACCTGGCCTCATCATCGGCCTCAATGGCGGGTGTTTCAAACCTGAGCATGCCAATGAACATTTCATCGTAAACTCGACTCGACAAACCATCATGCGCGCCCTCGTTTCGAGTCGTGCCGCATGCAAAAAACAGCCAAAATAGGACTAGACAATGCCCATCCAAGCCTCAGGCCCCCTCGACGCGAAAGTGCTGGTGGTAGGCGAATACCCCCACGAAGCAGACCTCCGACGTGGTGAACCCTTCATCGGAGGGGCTGGTTTTGAGTTTACAAAAATGATGCAAGAGGCGGGGCTCCCCCGAGAGACCTGTGCGTTGACGTATGTTATCAAGGATCGCATCCTTGGTCTCTCGACCCTCATTGCAGAAAAGAAAAAGGACATTACCCCCCGTCATGTTCTCTACAAGGGAAAGTGGGTAATGCCCCAGGTAGTGGATGCCGTGGAGGCATTGCGAGAGGAGATCAAACGAGTGTCCCCCAATGTCGTTTGTACGAGCGGCAACCTCGCATTGTGGGCACTCACGGGCGAATGGTCGTCATTCAATTGGCGCTCTTCCGTGATGGAATCGGACCTCATCCCCGGATTGAAGGTCATTCCCACCCTGCCCTTTAGTATCGTGAATGTTCAATGGAGCCAACGAGGAATCATTGTGCATGACCTGAAGAGGGTGAAGAGGCATGAAGATAAGCCGGGGGTGATAGATCGAAAATATCAATTCACAATCCCGACTGATAATAGCGAAAAAGAGTTCCACAAAGTCTATCGCTATCTCACTGATATTCTCACTACACCCCCAGGTACCAAGATCGGGGCGGACATTGAGACGAGAGCAGGGCATATTTCATCAATTGCTTTTGCCTTGTCGCCTACGGATGCTGTTTGCGTTCCGTTGATGAAGACGAACCAACCGGAAGGTTTCTGGACAGCGGATCAAGAGGCCGAGTTGGTGTGGTTAATGTGCCGAGTCATGGCCTATTGCACGATCATCGGTCAAAACTGGAACTATGACGCCCAATACATCTACCGCCATTGGCATTTTCTCTGTCCCAATGTGGTAGACACCATGATTCAGCAGCACTCATGTTTCAGCAACCTACCGAAAAACCTAGCGTTCCTCTCATCCATGTATTGTGAAGACCATCTGTACTGGAAAGACGATCGCACCAATTGGGAAGAGGGTCAAGATGGAGAAGGCGAAATACAATATTGGCGATACAACTGTACGGACGCTGCGCGCACGCTTGCCATACATCACGTTCTTTCTAGTGTATGTAAATCGATGGGACTGGAGTCTATCAATCTATTCCAACAAAGTCTCAGGGAAAGAGTCCTCCGCGCGATGATTCGTGGTGTGCGAGTGGATCACAAACTCCGTGCGCAACTCTCTTTCGACCTCATGAAAGAGGTTGCCGACCGCGAGCAGTGGATGCAAGACGTCCTCGGCCAAACCATCAACATCAAATCCCCTGCCCAGATGGCTGACTTCTTCTACCGTCAGATGGGTCAACGTGAGATCAAAAACCGCAAAACCGGCAGCACCACTTGCAACGATGAAGCCCTCCACAAGATCGCCCAACGAGAGCCCATCCTTCTCCCCGTCACAAGAAAGATCGCAGAGTTGCGGTCTTTGGGTGTGTTCCACTCCACATTTGTGCAGGCTGGGCTTGATGTGGACGGTCGGATGCGATGCACATTCAATGTGTGTGGGACGGAAACCTACAGATTTGCCTCAAGCAAAAACGCCTTCGGGACTGGGATGAACCTCCAGAATATTCCGAAGGGTGGTGAGATGGAAGAGGGTGGTCTGGAATTGCCCAACATTAGAAAGCTCTTTATCCCAGATCAAGGCAAAACTATCTTCGATATTGATCTCGATAGCGCTGATCTACGCATTGTCACATGGGAATCGGACTGCAAATGGATGAAAGAGCAGTTTAAGGCTGGAAACAAGCCTTATGTTGAGATTATGCGGGAGTACTATCGTGATGCTAACAAAAACAAGAACAGTCCTGAATACAAAATCTTCAAGAGCCTTTGCCACGGTACAAACTATCTAGGGACCGCAGATGGTATCGCCCCCCGTATTGGTCTATTGGTGCATGAGACTGAACGTATTCAGAAGTGGTATTACGCGGTTTGTCCAGAGATCAAAAAATGGCAAGATGATCTGAAGAAACAAGTCTCTGGACGTCGGTATGTAGAGAATGCATATGGCTACAGAAACTATTTTTTTGACCGGATCGAGGGGACAATCTTTAACCAAGCCGTCGCGTGGGTGCCGCAGTCCAGTGTTGCATGCCTCATCAATCGTATTTGGGCAGAACTTGAAGACAACCTAGAATCAGAAGGATTAGAGATTCTGATGCAGGTCCATGATAGTCTTGTGGGGTCTTTTGACAGGTATCGAAAAGAGGAAATGCTCAAACGGATTGTTGAGACTGCATCAATTGCAATTCCGTATGATGACCCCCTTTATATCCCGGTTGGTGTGGTATCTAGTGATAATTCCTGGGGAGAATGCGGATGAGATCATTTTACTGTTACGTCAGGACTGTGGACAACCAATTTCTCTCTTATGCCGTCGCAGCCGAAACAATAGAAAACCTGCCTGCAATGGCATTTGAGAGGTTTGCAGAGCAAGGGATTGCGCTGACCGCGAAAACGGTCAAAAGCATGAGGTTCGTCTCGGACCCGCAATTTGGAGGATGCGGCGGGGTACGCGGAGGTACCGGAAACGGGTGATGGGTATTGCGTGATATCGGGTGAAACACCCACGCATTAGCCCCATCTGCTTAAACAAATGCCCACAGCTTAACCACCTGTGGGCATTTTCTTGTAGAAATTAATCTACCTTAATTCCTACAAATTATTTCTTCTTTTTCGCACTCCTCCGCTTCGTCTCCATCGCAATCGCCACAGCCTGCTTTTGTGGCTTACCTGCCTTCATTTCCGTGCGAATGTTTTCCGACACGGTTTTCTTTGAAGTTCCTTTCTTCAACGGCATGTCACACCTCCACAAAAGCACTGATAACAAGAAGAAGACTATCTGGATCGACCTTACTCGGCGGTTCGCTCAGCTCCTTCAACCACCCACAATGCTGAAGAGCAGCGGTGCATAGCTCCGAGCAGAACCATGCACCCTTGGTCGTCCAGTCCGTCCCTGCCGCGAATGCCGCAATAGCCCGGCTATCGTAGGGTTTCCCTACTTGATCCAGCACAAACTGGTAATAGTCAGATTGCTGCGCATCCGTGCACGGGATCGTCACGCGTTTGAGGGTGTAACCTACCTGATAGTCTGGCCCCCGCAATTGCACACCGGGGGGATACCCCGCCATCACGTCATTGCGTGCTCCCAACAGCAAGCCATCGGGCATCACCGTGTCCACATGAGCGTATCGCCCATGCCCGAACCATTGAATGATCTTGGACGTCAGGCTATCACTACCCGCAAACTGCATGACGATCTGACCCATGTCACACTCCAGATGCCGCTGAAGCCGGAGCAGGCGCAACAGGCGTCACTGGAGCTTGATTAAATACCACAAGGGCGCTGGAAAGAGCCACCTGAAAGGCAGTCAGCGAGCCGATGATAATGGGCTTTTGGTCTGCCGGGATCAGAGTGCTAGACTGGACAAGCTTCTCGGCCTGCGGAATTGACGTGCCGACCATCGTGGACAGCGACGAGACATTCACATTCGACACCGCCGCGCAAAACGCACCATTGGCAACCACGAACGGGGTCAATGCCGGGTCAATGACCTGCACACTTTCGAGTGTCGGTTGCACGATCAGGCAGCCATTGGCGATGATCTGTTGGGCTTTGGCTGCGTCTTGCTGTGCCGTTTGCTGTTGTGCGGTTGTGCAGGCGCCAAGAACCAGGGCCAATCCAAGCATCAAAATTCGTTTCATTTCGTCACCTCATTAGGAAGATCGGGGAGATCAGGGATTTGCTTTGCATACCCAAGCGCATGCACCACTTTTAGCAGAGTCCTGCATGCAACATACACACCAGCGATAGCAGCGACCAGAGGATGATAGTTGGCAGGAACGAGACCACTAGCAAGAGCGCCAGCAGAGACAACAGTGACTGCAAATTCACTGCTCTTGTAGCCTGTGGTGGGTTTGGCTGCGGGGGCTTGCGTTGCTGCGAGGGTTTGGGCCATCGGCGTTTCCTCATTCGGCACCTCGGTTTGTGGGATCATGTAAGGCTACCTCCTTGCAAGATGTTAGCGGCAATGCGGTTCATCCTACCGTTTGCATATTGTGGCTGTTTCAAGCTTGCAAGATATTGCAAACGCTTGGCATTGAATTTTGCAACCACTTCCCAACAGTTAGCCGTAGACAGGACAGAGCCTAATGCCGAGCCTGTGGTCTGCGTTTGCATAATGTCCTGCAGCCATTGAATGGGATGCCCACCATTGTACGCCGTGTCAAAGACCTGAAAAGCAATGGGCAGGGGGTAGAAATCACAGCCAAAGGGTGTCCAATAGTTGGCTTGAGCAATCTCTTTGGCTGTGGATTCGGGGAAATCCTTCATATTCCCCGTGTATCCCCACTTACGGGCCACGGCTTCAGTTGTCCCCCAACGGGTTGGTCCACCATTGTCCACTGTAAAGCCACCCTCATTCCCAAGAGTCAGTGCCCAGCACTTGTCAAATGCCTCACTCACCAGCCTTCTCCTTAAGTCTTCCCGTCCATTCAAGATATTTTGTAACGACTAGGGCCGTGCATTGCACCACAATATAGGCCAATGTAGCTAACTTTATCCAGTCATCCAAATGGTTGCCCAAAGTCAGCCACATCGACACTCCCGCAGGCGGTGCCAGCTTCGCTACACTTGAGGCGACCTGCTGTTTGAAGTCGTCCATGTTTATCATCCAAGGCCCCGGAATAGTTATGGATTATTTATAGAAATTAATAATTCTTAATTCCTACAAATTATATTTAATCTTCTTCAGTTTTCTTTTTCTCTTTCTCATGCATTCGCAATTGCATCAATTCAGGCATAACTCTGGCCACTTCTTTCCAGGGCCTTTGCCCCAAATAGTCAACCACTGCCTGTAGCACGTCAGCAGGGATGAGAAATTCTACTGTTGTTTGTTGATCCATTTTTAATTGCTCCAGGCAGGAATCCAATATTGATTCCCATCGATAATCAAACTAACCCATGTTCCAATGCCGGATGAACTGCCGGGCTTATTTGCAGTCAATACAGGAGTAACACCACCTGTGCTTAGAGACGCTTGCAGTTGAAGTCCATGCGCCCCGTTCAGTGACAGACTTCCACTGCTATTAAGTCTGGCTACTTCCGATCCTGAGACATAATACCCCAAACCAGTTCCATCATATTTCAGCTGATTCGTTGAATTCACATCAAAAGCAATAGCCTGCCCCGCCGCCATTCTCATTGCTGCTATGTTTATAACACCTGCCGATGTGTCAAAACCGTAATTACAGTTATTGGCTACAACACTGAAAGCTTCATTAACCGTCACACTACTATCCCCATCGTTCTGAACTCTGACGCCGTAGGAACAGGTTGTTGCAGCCCCACTTGTGTTATACCGCGCCGCTACAACATCGATGCCGATTCTATTCCCCGAGGCGTCTGTTCCATTTGAGCGATTATCTACCTCAAGTCCAACCAAGGCCGTTGACGGATTATTGATAGCCACGACTTCCCGAGCCTCCATAACGCCAGCCCACGTGGCTCCTGTTGTCGTCGTCTGTCTGTTACCTTGACCATATACAGCCACATTTTCCCCTGCGGTGGCCGAATTGTTCATTATCGAAGTTAAGGCCCATTCAAAGGAAGTTGGGGAAGCCCCTACAGTATCTACAATTCTGACTGTACCATTGACGCCACTACCCCCAGAATAATTTGCAGTTCTAGTCATACTAATACTTTGCTGATCGGTTGCTCCTCCAGTACTGATAAAAGAAATTTGAGTTCCGGCAAAGTTAGGATTAGTTGCGCTAGCAGCATCAATGGGGACGAACCAAGCACCAGCACCATTGGAAACAACCGTAATCGATTCATTCCCGTACAAAGTCCGGACTGAGGCCCCCTCTGGCTGGAGAAGATCTCCCCCTTGCGTAACCAAAGACCCGTAGAAAGGGGCTCTAGCCAACGTAAAACCTATCCCATAAGGGACAGTAGAAGCTAAAGGCAATGTCACTACAACCCCATTAGCCTGCAACACCCCCCACCTCCCCATCTGAGCCACTGTCAGAGTGGTGTTAGTATTGAGCCCTAGTCCCGCTGTCTGTGACCAATTCAGTCCTACATTCTGCACAAAAGCAGTAGTAGACAATTGGGTTGTATTAGTTCCGACGGCTGCTGTAGGTGCTGTGGGCGTACCCGTAAAGGCCGGGGAATTTAAGGGGGCAAAACCGGATAATCCGGTTATATCCGCTGTTGTCAATTGTCTAAAAGTAGGTGCGGCATCCCCTCCAGAACTTGGCCCGGCAAACACTGTATTGGCTGTTTGTGTGGCTAATGTTGCTGTAAGTGTTCCTGTCGTTGTTACAGGACTTCCTGATACTGAAAGAAAGTTGGGCAATGAGAGCCCCACAGAGGTTACAGTACCCGAACCTGTAAGATTGCTAAAAGAAGGCGGCACTCCTGGGCCGTTAGATACAAGAACAGTCCCTGCGGCCCCCTCTATTACAGTTGTTGTTTTAGCGTACCCACCACCCGCGACAAGCAAACCAGCCGTAGGAGGGTACACCACACTGTCGACGTCATTCAGCCAAGCGCTTACTATCGGGGTATTCTGATTGTAATCTTGAAAAGTAGTATGTGCCATAAAAACCTCATCGCATTCTGCGGGCTTGGATTGTGCAGGTCGCTGTAGCCGTGCCAGAAGAAAAAGAAGCCAACACAGTCAAATACACTGTCGTAGTTGATGCTACATTTTCTCTCACCATAGGCACAGAGAAGCTTTGATTAGCCCCTGCTGTTGGCAAATTTATCGAAGAATAAAAAGGAGCCGAAGGAAGTACACCAGAAGAGACACTTACACCAGCATTAGCCCCTGTGACACCCACAGAAGGGCTTATCAAACAACTTCCCCAAACGTCCCAATCACCAGCCGAAAGGGAAATGGATGTAATGTTGGAGGTAGAGCCGCTTGTAAGTGATATGGCATTTCCAGTCGCGCTCACATACTCCCCAATGCTCCCTGCATTTGCGTTACCACCATTCGTGATGCCAACCAAATTAGGTTGATTAATTGTGGGGGAGGCTGTAACAAAAGCAGTGGTTGCTAGTTGTGTAGTATTTGTCCCAGAAGAGGCTGTCGGGGCTGTGGGAACTCCCGTAAAAGCGGGCGATGCAAGTGTTGCATAGAGAGCCGTATTGAGATTTCCAGAATCCCATGGAGTATACCCATTGAAAGTAGGCCTGATGGCGAAAGTCGCAGTTCCACTGACAACAAGATTGCCAACACTAAAAGTTTGGGCTTGGGAAACCGCAGAAATGACCAGACCAACACACAAAAGTAAAAGCTTCTTCATGACACAATCCCCGCAGCATTAACCCAAAGAACGGGACTCAGTTGAGAACACCACACCATAAAACCAAGTGTAGTATCAAAATACCCTTGACCAAGAAACCCCGGAGACGTGGGGCGGTTTACTGTTGGGCCTGACCCTCCGGAAGCTGTTTGCATAAAAGCCGCAAGCACATTTAAAGGTACATCAGCCGTTTGCCCCGACACCACTCCAGTCAAAGTATCTGACGCTTGGAGCGCTCGACCATTTAGTGGATACGATCCTTGCTCTGCCATGTAAACCTCTCAACGAATGCGACGCGCACGAATAAAACCACTTCCTGACGCAGTGCTTGTGGTGAAAGTAGCCTGCCCTAGCAAGTATACAGTTGTGGTAGATGAAAGACTAAGACGAACAACAGGACATTGAAGCAATTGCTGACTCCCTGTCCCTAACGTACCTTGAATTGCTGTGAATGTCCCAAAACCCCCAAAAGTTGCAGAGGTTGTACTAACACCACAATTCCAAGCACTTAAGACGGTGGAACCAGATGCCAGAACTTGGGCTATCCCTGTCACATCCCAATCACCAGCGGTCAAACTTATACTAGTCAGGTTAGATGGAGTTCCAGTGGTTAAGGAAACTCCCGAAGCGTTAGCTGTGATGTATTCCCCTATACTGCCTGCATTCGCATTATTGTTGGTTGTAGTTCCAACAATGCCAGCAGTTTGGGAAGGTGTGATTGTACTGCTCGCGGTGACCGTAGTGAAAGCTCCACTTCCTGCTGTCGTGGAGCCAATCGATCCCGGAGAAGCAAACGTCGCGCCTCCGAGAGTCGTGGCATTGATTGAACCATTGCACACAATGCCCGTGCCGTTGGTATATCCGAGGGCATTGGAAGACCCTGTACAACTCGGCATGGAGAATGCAACAGGACTGGCAGTCGAGCCGGTGAAATTCGCCACCACTGTGTTAGCGGCTTCCGTTGCCAAGTACGGGAGGGTTACGGAGCCGTTGGCGAGAGTCAACGTACCGTTAGACGAGAGGTTCGTGAATGAGCCCGTGGATGGAGTGGTTGCCCCCACCGAACCATTGAGGGGGCCATTGAATGCCCCCGCAAACGTAGTGCCACTAACCGGCCCGGTGAAGGTCGCCCCAGACAGAGGCGCATACAAGGCAAACTGAGCATTCAGCGCCCCCGCGGTCAGAATCTGGCCAGGTGTGAATTGGGCATTGGCACCGGCAGTCCACAGCAAACCAATGAAAAGAAGAAGTTTTTTCATGCTAGCGTGCTCGAATCAAGGTAGAAGTTGACGTCCAATGCATAGGCGGGGCCGGCAGGTCGGGGAGGGTTCGTAGCCGAAGGCGTGCCCGGGGGGTAGATCATCTGACCATTGGTATCGAGGATAGGGCAACCATAAGTATCCTGGATAGCCCAGCCACGCCATTGCACAATGGAGGGGTAGAAAGCCGTGTTTACGTAGGAAGGAACGGCACAACCCGGTATCGAAAAACCTGGTATAGCATTCTTGCCCTGAAGGGTGCAATATTCAGTGTAGGGAAACGAAGTCGTCTCGCACAACGGGGGCTGCCACGGACGGGACCACGGCACAGTCTGGTTGTCCTTCACACCACGCAGGAAATCCTGCGGATTGCGCCTCTCCTTGTGGTGCTTGCAAGTGTACAAGCCATTCCACGTCAGTTCCATACGGTCGGCCTTCTCCTTCGCCCCGCACAGATCGCACGTCGCGTTCCATGAACCACTCTTGAAGAAGTCTGCTCGGCCAGCCATATGATTTATTTGCCCAAATTAATGTAGATTAATTCCTATAAACAATTCCTACACCACCGTCCCAGTGCCATTCACCCAAACATTCGGGTTCACAGACTTAAGCCATATCGGTTGACCTATCGTGGTGTCGAATGTGTGGAATCCGATCACAGCATTCGGAGGCCGTGTGGCCGTCGTACACGTCCCGGCATAGGCATCATTGACCGTCGCTACCATCGCATCCAACCACCGTTTGTCGGGTTGCCCATGCGGCGGAACCGGGGATACTTTCTGGCTCATACTCTACCACTCCCAGGATTCGGCATAGCCCAAGGCCTGAAGCTTCGGCAATTGCTTCTCAAGACGATTGCCAATGTCGGTGCGGAAAATAGGCGAATTCGGGATTTCGAATTCCTTTAGTCTACCATAGGCATCATCTTTAGCTTTGCTGATAGATTTACCAGTTCCTGTAATGACAGCTAAGTAATCCCCGGCAGACACCATCATCGGCTCTTTCTCGCCGGATTCGCCATAAGATTCCCCAAGCATCAGTTCGCAGGGGTGGAAATTATAGCGATTGGACGCATTTACGCCCCAGATAGGGAAGCCCGTAACCTCTTTCCGCGTCAGTTTACTGTACGGAAAGTCGGGCATAGCACAGACAATGCCAAGGGCGACGTCACGACTTGGCGTGAAAGTGTCACGACCATTGAGAGCATCAAGCATCCAATCTGCAATATTCGTATGGAGAGCTTGCTGAATCTGAAAAAGAGGCCATCCATGCCGAGAAGTGAATTCGAGAGGATTCAACTTTCCCTTACGTTCCCCCTCCGTACCAACCATAACAGCCACGTCAATATAGCCTGTGTAGCCTTCTCTGATGAGTCGCGATTCTAGGGGAAGCAAGAGTTCTTGAGCCAAACGGGATTCTTCAATCGTGACATACTTCATCACAGTTCCCATTTCGCCCGTATTGACCCCGACTTCCCCTGGCATCAACTTCTTAAACTCGAAGTTTTCTAGAAAGTGGGAAAGAAATCCGTCACGCCCCATCCAACCACCCACAGCAACTTCAATACCCGGACAGAACTCTTGAAAGATGAAAGGGA